TTGCATAGCCTACATATTTGCCACCTTTTGCCAACGATTTGATACCAGGAACATTACCTATTCCACCATATCGAGACTCAATATATCCAATAGCAGAAATAGCTTGATCTAATGGATTTGTCCAAGTAGTATACCCTGATTTTGCATGAGCTTTAAAAGTCGACTCAATCATTTGAAACCAACCACTAGATGGGTGCCCAGCTTTAGCATTGCTATCCCAATTATTAGTAACATTTCTGAATCCCGATTCATACTTGGCAATCGTCTCTAGACCATTTAACCAGTTAGAGCCTGAAACACCAGCAATGCCCATAGCATGTTGAATAACCTCTTTAGCTTGTTCAGGAGTTGCTGTTCCCTTAATGTTTCCAACTTCATCATCATACTTTTTAAAGAACCCTTTTAAGTAGGAAGTAAAATCTTTAATTCCTAAATCACTAGTTCCTTTTAGCATACTATATTGAGCTGTATCAAATTTGTTTAGAAAGCCATTTAATCCGACTTTATCAGCAATCCAGTTAACTGCGCCTGACGCACCTTTTTCAACTAAACTGCTAACATCACCTATTTTGTCTTTAACCCAGTCATAAACGTTTGAGATAGTTCCCATAACACCACTAGCATGGTGTGGAATTAAACTAGTCATTTGTAAGAACTTTTTTGATTGTTCATGTGGCAAAATCGACGTACCAGCTTTTAGAGAACGAACCTCAGGGCCATTTGAACCCAATGTATAAATGCCATGTTGTGTATCATGTGCTAGTTCAAATCCTTCTTCACCAACGAGTGCTAATTCATCTTGAAGCAATCCAGCAGAACCAGTTGCATGTTTCTTTAAATCAGGTATTTTACCCCAACCTTTGTGTAGTGCATTCAGTACGTCGTTGAAACCATCAATAAAAGCATTTATAACAGTGCGGACTCCACCAAACCCGTCAGAGTATTTGCCATTTACTGTTGTCATTTCTCCTGATACTGCTTCACCATGTGCTCCAGATTGTTGCCAAGCTGTATCTACTACATCTTTCTTTTGCTTTTGATTCTTTTCAGTTACTTCTTTACGCTGCTTTTCAGTTTCATCAGATACTTTTTCATGTTCTTCTCTAGCAGTTTTAGTTGTGTTAGTATATTGATCCCATGCAGCATCTTTTGTCTGGTCTCTTTGCTGTTTAGCACTGCTAACAGTATCTTTACGCTTGCTTTCAGCAGTTGACTTAGCTTTACTGTAATCATCATCAGCTTGTTTCTTTAAGTCTTCATACTGCGATTTGCTAATTGTGTGTAAATCTTTATACTGACGTTCAGCACTATCTTTGCGAGCATCACGATTCTTTTCAGCCATTTTAACTGTCAAATTATAACTATCATCTGCAGCTTTTTTTTGGCTCTTATACTCATCTTCAGCAGATTTGTAAAGTGCTTTTTCTTCTTTCTTTGCCCCAGCAGTTGCAGCTTTATACTTTTTGTCAGCCTCTTTTTGAGTAGCATTTAGATCTTTCTCATTGAGTTTGCCTTTTTCTTTAATTAGTTGTTCATAGATTGACTTCTGCTCTTTAGCACCTTTTTGAACTTGTGCTTTTACCTTTGTGTTAAGGTTTGCCTCGTCTTTAACCATTTGGTTTACATAATCGCCATGAAGCTTTAGCAATTCAGCCTGCTTTTGTTTCTGAGAAAGATTACTATTATTTTCAATTTTAGCAACTTGATTATGATAATTAGTGCTGTCTTTAATCATTTGATTAATAGACTTTTTCTTTGAAGTTGCTTCTTTGTTGTAATAATCAGTAATTTCTTTGTATTGCTTGTTATATTCAGACTTGCTAATAGAACCATTTTTTAGCTCTGTATTTAAGTCATTAATTGCACTTTGTTTCTTTTTAGAATAATAAGTGTCAACTGCTTTTTGCATATCCTGATAATTCTTAAGGGTTGCTGTGCGTTCCTTTGCCAAATCAGCAGAGTTGAATGATGGTTTAGCAATCACTTTATTCAATGATGTGACAGAATTTGAAACACTTTTTTGCAAGTCCTTAGTATCTGCACTTACTTTAACCTTAACTTTAGGTGTGATTACATGAACTTTAAGTTTCTTTTTATCTAAACTATCTTGAATAGACTTACCAAAGCCTGAGCCAAACTTTTCGCCAACCCATGCTCCAGCACCTGCTCCAATAGCGGTACCAATACCAGGAAGTATCAATGAACCCAAAGCAGCACCCGCAGCTGTACCAGCTATTGCACCAGTTCCACCACCAACTTTGCCACCAGTAGAACTATTTTCAGTTACCCCTTTGTAGGTTTCATATGCTCCAGCAAGATAAGGAGTCGACTTAACTAAACTGCTTGCACCAATCTTTGAAACTAGACCAGAAGCACCAGCTAATAAACCAGTTTTGCTTGCTGTACTAGCAACTGTTTCAGTAGCTGCAGTTGCCTCGGCTTCTTTAGCGACCGTTCCTGCAGCAGCTGAGCCACCACCACTAAACAAATCAATTCCTGCAAATTCAGTAGCTTTGGTGATGAGTCCTGCAAACATACCCTTCATGTTGCTCAAAACACTAAGAAAGTCAGTAGCTTTTTTAATCATGAAAAAGGCAATCAAAGCCTTGGTAACATCTACAACTCCTTGTTTATGTTCAATTAGTGCTTTCAAAATATCATCAATTTGTTTAAGCGGATCAGCCGTGCCTTTGCCTTTATCAGAAACAAGGCCAAACGCTTTTGCCATTTCATAAACAAAATCAATAAATGTTTTCCAAACAGTTTGTCCAATGATACCTAATAATATTTTTAAATTGCCTATTATATCTATAATAGTTTTTTTATGTCCATTAATATAATCAAGCAAATTAGTAACCCAGCCTGTAATGCTTGCAATTGCTCCTGAAACGGCGTTCGCATACGTTTTAAGCATATCATCAGACAATAGGTCTCTAATGTCTCCACGTGCTTTTTTACTCATGTTAAATGACGTCTTAGTAATATCTCCCCAAAGTGTTTCCCACCTTGATTTAATATACATTGACATACCCATAAATGAGGTCATAGCCTCAGCTGTACCAGATTGATATTTCTTGCCTAAGTAGTCCAAAGCTTCGGTAAATTGTGTTGCGGTCAGTTTTCCTGCTGCAGACATGGCATACAATTGTTTCATTGATTTGCCAGTCGCTTGTTGTAAAGCTTCACCGAACATTGGAAATCTGTTAATCATGACACTCATATCCTCAGCACTAGCTTTTCCACCAGCAACAATCTTTGCAAATTGTTCTCCTGATTCAGCAAGTGCATCATTTGTCATATGCAAAGTAGAACCCAAGGCTACAAATGAATTTGTCCAATCTTTAGTTTCAGAAACACTTGAATGAACATGGTAAAAAGATTGTGCCATTTTATTAATCGTATCTGCAGCGTAAATTGAATGTGATGAAAGGCTATTGATATAACTAACTAATTCTTTCCCGTCTTTTGGTGCCTCAGTTGTCAATGAAGTCCAAACTGTCTTCATGGTATCTTGTTCTTTGTTATACTCAATACCTGCTGCAGTTGCTTCTTTCAATCCGCTTACTATTGCTTGAATGCCATTCGAAATCGCTTGACCAACGAATGAGCCAACAATGATTTCCTTTAGGTGTGTGAAATGCTTACCTGTATTATCGGCTTCCTCTTTCAATCTAGAAAGACCAACAGTTGCTTGATCTCCGTCAAGTTTCATCTTAGTAACGATTTCTTTAGGCATTTTTGACATTTCTTCACGCCAATTAATTTCTTCACCTTTTTCAACTTTTGCTTCTAGTTTAGTAACCTCTTCTTTAGGCATTTTGCTAAGTAAAGATTTGAAATTTTTAATACCAGCCTCTTCGGCTGATGCAACTAACTTAGTGCGAACTTCTTTCTTAATATCATCAAGATTGCGATTAACTTTATTCTTAGCTTCATTTGAATCACTGTTCATTTTGTCGGTGTTTTTCTTGAAGTTAGAACCCATGTCGTTTCCTGCATTGTTACCCATTTTCTCAGATTCTGAGTCAACAGTTGATTTTGTTTCTTTTGCAGAGCTTTTAATGTTCTCAGTGTTATTTTTGAAAGAACTGTCCATTTTATCGCCAGTATTAACACCCAACTTATTAAGCAAATCATTTACCCATTCAATATCCGAATGAAAGTCTGCTTTATTACCTGGAAAAAGCAAATCAATAACAACTTGTCCATCTGATGCCATATTTCAACCTCCTTTCGCTAAATATTTTCAAGTGCCTTACCTATTTGTGCCTGCTTTTCAGCTTCAATTTCTTCTGGCGTTTTTCTTACAGCAAATGTTTGTTTCTGTATACTAAGTTGCCGAACATATTCTTGGTTTTCAGTATGTTTAGATGGATCTTCACTTCTAATATGCACGATTTGTTGAAAGGGCGTATTAGAACTCAAATTGGTAAAGAGCGCTCTGAACTTGAAATAATCAAGTTTCCCTTTTTCTTCAATCAAATCAATGCCATATTGCTGAATGAATGAAGCATAAATGGCCTCTGAGTCTTGTTCATAATCAAACATCTTTACCGGATTACTATTCAATGACTGATAAGGGCTCTCGCTCAATAAATCAATAGCGTACTTAATAGTTTCAACCATTTTATCGATTGGAACATCAAGGCCTGAGCCAACCAAGAATTCAAATTCCATTACGACTTTTCGATATTTTTCTATCGTTTTATCATCAAGAACTTGAAAAAAACGTAGAATATTGTCATAAGCAAAGTTGAGTTCATATTCTTCATTGTTCCAAACGAAAATACGTTCTTTTTTATCAAGCGGTATTGATCTAACAATATTAAGCAAGCATAATCACTACTTTCTTGTATTCCCTCTAGGCTTCAAATTTCTGACTGGGTACTTTTCCTTTAGCATTTGCTGACGCTTTTTCTCATACTCTGATTTCTCATGCTTTAAAGCGTTTTGAATAGTTGTAAGGTCTGTCATTAGCAGTTCTGTGCTTCCGTGTTTTGACTCCCAAAGCTTTTGGCCAATACCCTTTTCATCAAGTAACTTATCAAATAAAGTCGTTAGCTTTTCTCGAAGCGATTTAATAATGTCGTCTGAAAAATCAGTTATATCCTTTTCGGTAATCTTTGCTTTTCCATTTTCAGCATCTTCAAGTTTCGACCTCAGTTTTTCTAGCTTGTCAGCTTGCTCAAAATAATGGCCGACAACTTGGTCGATAAGGCTTTCAGTCTTATCGTTTGCGTATATTTGATATACTTTTTTGTCAATTCTTACACCAACATGTGGTGTTTCTTCGCTTAGGTTGATTAACATTTAAAGTCCTCCATTTTTCGTCTCATTTTTATCGTCTCTGTCTTAACTAATTATTAGCCTGCTGGTGTTGTTGTAGGATTTAGATTAGCAGTCCCATTAGCTGCAAGTGTAAATGTCATTGTTGACTTAGCATTACCATTCCCACCAATCGTTACGATATTCTCAATGGTGCATTGATAGACTTTTACAGTTCCGTTCGCTTTGGTGAAACGTACAAGCGTTTTAGCATCATCACCTGTTGCATCTTTATCTTCGAGCCCTTGAATATAGTCACAGGCTGCATCACCCTGCAAAACATTGCCAGTAACAGCCCAAGTACGAGCATGACCAGTGACTTCGGAATTACTATTATCTTCATCAGCAAAATAAATAGCATTATCGACTACGTCACCAGGTGTTTGTGTGATTCCCGTGATGAATTTGGCTAAAGATTGAAATGTAGCAGCTGCTAAATCTGCTACTGGGTCAAGCCCTCCTGCAGTATCAATTTCAATGCTATTTTTCCAGTTATGTGTAAATCCTTTTACTACTGTATCTACCATTTAAAATTTCCTCCTAATTGTTTTTAGTTACATAAGCTATAAAGTTTGTTATCCAATAAACATTTCCAATGTTATCAATTAACTGGTTAAACGGCATTCCAGCGATTTCTATGTGGTCGAAATCAAATGAACCATCTGCACTATTTAGCTCTTCAAGATTTGTAAGAGCATCTGCAATTGGATTAAGCGTATCTCTTGCTGTCTTATATGAGTCACTATTGAGTGATAGTTCAAAGTTCATTGCCATATCTTGATTACCATTGAAATACGTTTGAGTTGCTTTGCTCCCAGGGTCCATTTGCAAACTAAGTTGTCCATTTGCAGGTACAAAGCCTAAACCGCAGTTAGCAGCATCTCCACCAAGTCCTCGAATGAAATTACATAATTGAACATCAAGATCCACCGTGTTTTGCCTCCTTCATTAATGAATTAGCAATTACTTGTTTCCAGTCATCACCAAAAGTGGCTTTACCACGTAAATCCCAACGTTTCCCAGCTTGTGGGTGTGTTGTAGTCGTATAGTTCTCAATAGGATATTTCCCACCTACAACTCCATAGAACTGTGCTTTGGCGTACGGCATCTTATAAACAATCTGTTTATTCTGAGTGTTGACGTAACTATCCCTTGTTAAATTTCCTTGTCTATAAGGAACAAACCTTTGCATATCCATTTCCATTTGGCTAAGTGCTGGTGAAACAACTCTCACAGATTCTGCGGCGTTCTTAATATTATTAAGAGCGCTTAAATTTGTACTAACTTTAATACCCATCACAGCACCTCCAACTTGTATCCAAATAAATCATCACTGAATGGCTGTTTGAGCTCGTTAATCGTTTGGACAGTATATTCATTACCTTCAAATTCGATTTTTGAACCAAGATTGTCTTTGTTCAGTGTTGGCATTGGGTTAGTGCAATCTGCATAAAAAAAGACAGTCCCATTTGCAATGAGCTGTCTATTATCGTTTGAACCTGTATATTGTGTTGCTAATTGAACAACACATTTTGAAATTGTGACTGGTGTATCTTGTTTAGCTTGACCGTACATATCAGTTTCACTCTGATAAGACTTTGTCAAAATTACTGATTGATTACATAACGTAATTGGTACTGGTAATCTCATACATGGTCAACTCCTACATAAAGCAAGCCATATTGTCCTAAAAGAGTTCTAACTGCTTTTAACACGCCAGTTGAGCCAACTGTCATAGTATCAGCAACACCACTCTTAAACGTCATTGAAGTACCACCAACTGAGTATGAAGACACGTTATTTTGCTGTAATTCATAAGCTGACTTAGCATTTGAATCAATAACAAATTGTGTCTGCATTGCAACAGCCTTTTTGAAAGCGGTAGCACGTTTTACACGATATGGAAAACTGCTTGATACATCAACTACTAAATCTTGACTGCCTAAATTAGGGTCATAGAAACTAGTGACTGAATTAATTGCAATCTCGGCTGATTGTTCAGCACTATCAAAGTCGTCCTCATTAAAGGGCGGTGAATATCCAAATTGTTGAAATTCACTTGATGTTAGATATGCCATAGACTAGCCTCCTAACTTTCTGTTACTGGAGATGCTCCAACATAAATTCCTGGTTTAGCATTATCAAGCACGATTGCGTCATAATAAGATAATCCTTTAATAGTGTAACGATTACCATTGCGGTCTGTGCTTGGATCAATAACAGAAACAGAATCATACTTAACAACTGGTGCAATTGCTGTTAATGGTGTCAAAATAAAGTTAACTGCCGTTGTTGCTGGAATTGATAAACCGGACAAACGGTCTTTGGCAACTTTCATAATTGGAACACCACCATCTAATTGACCGACTGTGCGATTAATTCCTTGAATTGCTTGCTGATTAGTTGTGAAATATCTGCTTAATCCCGAAGCATTTTTAAGTGCTGTGTAGAAAGCAGATGAAACAAGCATAATATATCCACCTGGTACTTGTGTATCAGTCATGTAAGCTTCTGCGGCATCATAAGCATCTAAAACATTGTCCTTTGTGATAGTATCTGGATCTGTTTTGCCTGCATTGTCAAATAACGTTTGAACTGCAACTTTATCACGATGTGGAATTGTAACTAAACGATTATGTTCTTCTGTAACATTAGCTACTTGCAATGCTCCACTTTCAGACATATCTAGTTCATCAAGGTCGTAAGCAAACCAATCTTCATGTGAAAGCTTGACAGTTTCTTTTTCAATACTTACTTGGCTTCGTGTATTATCTCCATTACGAACATATGCTGATGGTTGCACAAAACCGCTCATCTTATTAATGCGTACTTCATTAGCACCTACGAAATCAGCAGCAGTTACACCTTTTGCTCCTGCTGTTAATGGTTGCCATACTTGTGAATCCGCCTGATAAATTTTATCAAGCTCTGCCATATCTCTAGAATCTAAAACTACTGCCATTTAATTTTCCTTCTTTCTTTTATTGTCCGCCCGTCATTCTTTGGGCAATTCTCTGTACTATAGTTGGCTCATTTGCATTATCACCACTAGCGTTTCCCGTAAACGTTGCGTGTGTAGCAGTATTTTGGTTCTGATTGTTGCTGTTCTGTTCTCCTTGCTCAAACAAGAAATCATTATCCTTTTGTACGGCCTCTAATTGGTCTTTAAAGCCAACTAAGTTGTCGCCGTCAACTGATACCTTGTCTAAGTCAAGTAAAGCCTTAACCGCTTTAGGATTGCGTGCTTTTGCATCACGTAAAGCTGAATCAATCTTGAAGTTCTTGCTTTGTTCTGCCAATTTGCTTTGATAATCAGTAGCAGCTTGCTTATTTTCATCTTGTAGCGACTTTATTTGAGCTTTTAATTCCTCATTATCGCCAGCTGACTTCTTAAGTGTGCTTAACTGACCATCTCGTTCTTTGATTTGCGAATTCAAATCATCATTTTGACTTGTAAGACTATCAATCTTGCTCTGCAATTCTACTTTCTCAGCAGAAATACCTTTGTCCTTGCCAACCTCACTCATTATTTTTTCTAAACTATCACCCTCAATACCTAAAGTTTTAAGAAATTCTCTTGTTACTGACATATGCAAATCTCCTTTCGTGTTTTTATCGAAGCAACGACTCCGATTTGATTGCATAAAAAATAAGCAGTTTAACGACAATACTCAGGTCGATTATTATTTACTTTGAATCTGTTCACGGCTGTAATCTCTATTCAAGAAATCATTTGACTTAATTAATTCTCTAACTCGTGCTTGTTGGTTAGATAATGTACTTTTGAAATGGTTAACGCCTGATTTATCACCTAACATTTCAGCAGCATTCATTTTCTTTTTAGTTTGTCTGATTGCACGTTCCATTGACCGCTGTTTCTGTTGTATGTCGCCTTGTTTCTGTGCAGTTGCAGGACTAGGCATATCCGAATCTTTGTGGTCAATGTTTATTTTAGGATCAAACGGTGTAAATATATGCCCGCAGTTAATCCCTTGAACACCAGCAGGCTTACCATAACCGTGATTGTAGATTGAATCATACTTAGAATCGTAATCAGGGCTTTCAGGCGGTACCATGTTAACTACATGTCCTTGAATTGGAGCACACGCAGGCCTTGCACATGGATGCCAACTCATTTTGGCAAGCGTAACTTTATTAACGTTCATAGTCTGATTGCGTAATTCATTAACTACTCGATGATTTGTCGTATTGATAACAGTACGAGCATATCCTTCAAGTGACCAACCTTTTCCAGCTCTATCAGTTAATCTAGTTGGTATTCCTTTATCAACCCAACGGTACATGTTGTCTCTAATAGCTTGTTCATGTGTCTTAAAGCCACTTGAAACTTCAATTGTACTTTTAGTTATGATATCTCGGTAAATCTGTGTAGCGCTATTTGTGGCTATATTACGTGTTAAAAGAGATTCATTAATATTGTTGTACAGTGACTGCCAAGTTTGGTTAATGTAAGAATTGATAATGCCTTTACTGTCAGGTGAAAGGTTGCCAGCTTTAGTTGTGTTCCTTTTTATTTCATCTTGCGTAGTTTTAACTGCACTATATCCTAACTGCTGACACATTTCTTTAATTGCAGCAGGAGTTTTGTTATTGACTTTGGCAACTTCATTAATGACTTGATCTGTGAGCTTACCAGCTTTGGCAAATTGCTCTAGTTGCCACTGCATAATGTTGTCTTTGTTAATGTCTTTGTAACTACTGCTTTTTAAAGCATTGATAATAATATTGAAAATATTCTGTTGCAATGATGAGTACATGTTGATGATTAAATCAGCATAATTATTGGAACTCATTATTCATCACCACCATTAAGTACATCACTTTCAAAAGGATTTTCGTTTTGATTATTGTTTGTTGGCGTTTCAGCTTGTATCTCGCTGAGCCACTCTTCGGCCTCTTGCTCAGACTTGCCATAATTGCGCATAATGTATTGTTTCTTTGGCATTGTGCCGGCTTGAACTGCAAGCATATCCTGTTTAGCTTGTGCGTCCTTGTCAACAAATACACCGTCGTCATAGTGAACACTAATTTGTAGATCATCTAAATCAATATCTGATAGTAAAGGCTCGTTGTTGTCAAATAATTCAGGCACTTGTGCTAATTGAATCATTGATTGAATCAGTTCAGAAATAAACTTGCTAATACGATTCAAATAGCTAGAACGTGTCTGATAAGTCATGCTGTTCTCTGAAACAACTTGTGTGGCCGTTGTAACACCGCCTGTTGTATCTGTAGTGAATGTTCCACTTGATAAGCCAACTGCATTTTCTAATTCATGTAAGAAATACTGCATTGTTTGCTGATACTCTTCTACACGGATATCTGGGTTAATTTGTACAACTGGATTTGTGCCATCTCCTAATCCTTCAACAGATTGATACGTGTCTTGATCGGGATCGAATTGACCAGTTTGATGATATTCGTCTCCTGGTCTAACTGTTTCAGGTGGTACTAATACCTTGCGTCTGCCCATTCGCATTTCCCACACGAACGAATCATGAGCGTAGTTAATTGCATCTAAAATGTTTTGGCAGTTGTTAACAAAGCCAACGCCTAATGGGCTTTCAGGAGCAACATTGTTTTGCCCTGGACACTTGAAATAAACAAATAACGGTCGCTTGAAATTAGTAAATTTAACTTGTGGTGCTACATCAGTATACATATCATCTGTGCCAAGGCTAACTTGTTCGCCGACTTGGTCAGCATCCGTACTTTTATACAGCTCATTAGTAATCTGGTATGTGCCATCTTGTGCCCATTGATGAAACTCTAGCAATGTGTAGTAATATCTTTCTTTATCAACAACTTTTACAGACCTTGAAGCAATAGCAGCTTGACTAATTTCTTCTGTGTTTGCGTCAAGACTAAAAAATTGACTTGCTCTTACCCAAGCAACTTTTATTTTGCCATTATCAACGTATGGGCGTGCAGCAAAGCCACCACTTGGAATTCCTTGTTCTAGTTTGCCTTCAAGATTACTATTCACTCCTGAATCTTCGAGCCATTTATCAATGAAGTCAGATAAATCACTCATTGGATCGTTATCATCTGTCTGAGATGAACTATTTGAACCCATAGAACTCATGCTAGGCATTGAAGAATCAATCTTACCAGGTGAGACTGATGGAAACATTTGGTCAGTTGGTGTCATCTCACTGTCAACAACCCACTTATGATTAGTTACTTCTGCTGTACCATCTGTTGGCCAGTAATCAACTTCATAAGCACCATTATCAACAGAATCTATCTTCGCAATTGCTCCCTGCATGTTTGGCATATGGTTAGCTGACAGAATAACTGTATCGCCAACATTAAAGCTTGCTTGTGTATCATCTTGGCTCTTGCTATCAATTGAAACATCAAAGCCACTGTTCAAGCAGATTGAAGCTTGACGCTTGGCAACCATTTGAGTGATGTTGACTGCGTTGAATCTGCGGTTTCTCTTTTCCCCTTGTGAGTTAAAATAGCTAACCGTATTTATATCTGCACCTTTTTTAGCTAGATAATTACCAGCGTAGTATCTTTGCGCCAGTTTGATACGATCTATCTCATCTTGATTAGTTGCAATTCGCGAATCATCTGAAATCTTGCTTAATGAATTTGTCATGCCAATTGCTGCACCTCCTTTCCTGAAAAAGTCTTTAATTTTGCTAATCACACTCACATAGGTTCACCACCTTTAATATTGAAGTCCAAGGGCACGTTTTTCTGTAATCACGTAATATTGAAGTGGGTCACATTCATGATCAAACACTTTAATTACATGTGGGTCGTCACTCTCAACTGTTTTCTCGTCCCATTGATACTGCTCATGCTGTGGAATAAACATTCCCACATTATTTTGTGTGTTGAGATAATAAAAGCGTCCCTCTGCTAATAGTGACTGAACGTACTCAATCATGTTTGCTTTCTTTAATTTTTTAACTGGTGTCCATTTAACACCAAAATCATTATCCATTTGATTTCTTAAAGCAGCCTCAGCAGAATCCATAATGAACTTCCGCGCACGAATATGATATTTATTCTCAATATCATCAATAAACTGTTTAATCTCTTTTGACAGCTCACTAGGTGACTTCTTATGTGCTTTACCGTCAGGCGAGTAGTAATAGTTGTCTAACAATACAACACGAGGCTTGCCATTCGGACTACGTTTGCTTAGCAATCCCAGTGCTTGGACACACGTAGCAGAAACAGCATGGCCTGTATCAGCGCTAAAACACAATGAAGCCACATAATCATTTTCAGGTAATACATCTAACTTATGAAACAATTCCATGTTGTATACGTTTGTGCCAAGTCCAACAGCCTCGCCTAAATACAGATATCTGTAATAGTCTTTGTCATTTTCTTTAATACGATTAATTTCATCAAGTATCTGATCATCGATGAAGCCTAGTTCATCATCAAGGTAGCTAGACGAATCAATTAAATAATTCGGATTATCTCTCAATGTTTCAACCCATTCATTTATCCATGAATATGGATTACGAGGTGGATTGTAGCTCCAAAAAAAATAAACCTTGTCGGCTAACGGATGTTTCTGTCGCATAAAAGTTATGTTTGTTTGGTCAAATTCTTCTGCACTATCAAACTCGGCAGCTTCTTCATACCACACTGCGATAATGTCATTAATATCATTTGACTTTAACTTTTGGAAATCGTCTTGCCCATAGAAATAGAATGTTGAGCCAGTTGCAATATGTGTAATCCTAAACGGAGTAACTTTAATATCGAACATTTTCAGCATTCCAAACTTGCGAATTGCCCATTGAATCTTTAAGAAGACTGAATCCCGTATCGTATTAGCAACTTTGCGAATCACTACAACATTTGCTTTCTCTCCTTGAACAATGTACCAAATCATCATGAACACGAGTTTTAAAGCTATCACAGAAGACTTGAACGAGTTACGACCGCCTTTCAAAACATTATATGGTTTAGTAGTTGTCCAAACAGTTTTGAAGTGAGGCTGTACCTCTTTCTGTATGTCAATCGTTGGTGTCATCACTATCACTCTCCCAACGGTCAATAATATTAATAGGCTGTACTAACTCAGTTCCATTCTCTTTAGCCTGTTTTGCCTTAGCTTCTGCCAAGTCATTATCGGCACTAAACTTGCGCACCTTGGACAACAATTCGGCAGCCTTGAGAGCATCTGACACTTTCGCTTTAATGTCGACAACTTCTGAAACATCTTCATATGTTACTTTTTCATAATCTTCTTTAGCACCCTCAACCTTAATTGTTGTTGGCTTTTTTAGTGTCACGACTATTTGGTCTTGCTCTTCACGCCTAAGCACACTAGTCATAAATTCAAGTATTTCTTTTTGATCTGCGATCTTAGCACTATCAATTTCTTTCAATCGAATAGCTATATATTCACGTATAGCAGGTTTTGTAAGGTTTTCTTGACCAATTGACCTTGCTGTCTTCTTACTATACCCTGCTTTAATAGCTGCATCAGTGGCGTTTCCTGATATGATGTATTCGTCTGCAAATCTCTTTTGCTTTAATGTTAATTTCATGACATTCTGCACCACCTCCGCCTATCTTTACTTTAACAATCTCGCCAATCGTCACTTTAAATTCGTCACGCTTCAATTCTCTATCTAGTTCACGTAACAGTTGCAGTTCTTCTTTGCTACTCACTAGTCCATAATCACTGTCTTTTTTCATCTCATATAATCACT